GTCTGGCAAGCGTCTGCCTGATTCAGCTTGCCAGTTCAGCTCAGGGTGATGTGCATCTTCCCAGGTCAAACCCTGTGACCAAAACATTTCGTTGAATATGATCTGTTCCTGATCCCAGATTGACAGGTCCCAGTTTTGTGCCATTTGTTCACCTATTTGCCACACACTTTCGCTCATGTGTGCAGGATGATATCTCACAGCAGCATTGAAGTAGTTGGGGAATTTTTCAGTGCGTGGTGGCGTGGTCCAATTGAACAGTCGGTATTCGGGCCAGCGACCAAATATTTCCACAGGTTTCACTATCACAGTGTCAGAGTCTAGATAAAGAATGTTGCAGGGTTCTGAGTGCCAGAGATCACTCAGCCTGCGCCAGTTGGCTTGAAACATGCTCACACGATCCTGAAACACGCCATCAAACACCACTGGCTCCCAGCGTCCACGCAGGTTGCGTTCTGCTGACAGCAAGCTGTAGCGAAACATCTGATCATAACTGTCTTGCACGCCAGGTGCGCCTGCTGGTTCAATGCCGTGTTGAGGTTGGGTTTCTGTAATTTTGCAATTGGTCCATACTACATAATTTTTCATTTGATTTCCTTTGTGATGGCTAGTATTCTATCATCCTGTCTGTGTGCATGTCCACGATAGTAGTCTGTGGTGTGTGGATGAAATTTTTGCCAGCCCAGCAAGAACTGGGTAATAGTCTGCAGACTGCTGTCGTTTTCAATGTCTTCTATAAAGTATGTGCCTCCTGGTGCCACAAACTGCCAGTAGTTTTTAAATGTGGCAATCTGACTGGCAGCATCATGTGCTCCGTCGTCTATCACAAACTGATATTCAGGCAGGTCAGGCACTTGAGCTGAATCTGTTGAGTCCACACCCCAGTGGAATCTCGCAACAATTTCTGACTGAAATGGCAGTTCAGAATTGAAGCCCTCGCGCAGGTCAATGCCTGTGAGCCACACTGTATCAAAATACTCTTGCCACAACAGCAGACTGCCGCCAGTCATCACACCAATTTCCAGCACTGACGCATGCTCACGGTGGGGTGCAAAATGCCGTTCGTAATAGTCAATGTATGAATGCATGGAGCCTTTGTCACTGAATGTAGTGACCATTTCACCTGGTGTGTTGGCTGCGTGAGTGGCAACTAGGTGCGTGTAAATTTCTCTAAGTGTTTTCATGTATTATCCTTGTGGATCATAACTGCGTTTCCAGCTGGGTCGGGATGAGTCATCACGCTGAACATATCTGTCGCGTTGTGCTGCCATGCGCTGTTGTGGTGTCTTGTTGTCCCAGGGTTCAGCAATGCCTTGTAAACATGCTAGTATAGCATAACGGCATGAGTCAATACAGTCATCTGGGTCTGAGAATCGGCCCTGCTGATCCACAAAGTAGTTTTGTGCTTCACGCAAGAAGTCCACACAATTCTCATTTACCATGAGTGATCCCACTTCCAGCATCTGTCGCATTTGGTTGATGCCGTATGATTTATGATTGGTCACACGCCCTTGTGGATCTGGTGGGTTCATGATGGCTCGTTCATGCACATTCAGTTCGTACTGTTCAAACAGTTCTCTGATTGAAGTGGTACTCATAGTGTAACGGCCTTGTGTGTTGGCATCAGCAGGCAACACAATGGGAGTGCCGTATACTTCTGGGCGTAAGAGATGATTGATGTACTGTGTGGGCACAGCTTCTTCCACTCCTTGAACCACTATTTGTTTATGCAGCCAGGCAGACCGTTCGTATGGATCCCAGTACATCAAACTGATCACAGTTTTGTCATTGACCAGGCCCAAGTCCAAGGCAATCACACGCTGTATGTTGCGCATTTCTGCAAAGATATAATCACCGCTCTTATAGGTTGGCCAGTTGCGAATTTGAAACACAGCACCCTTGCCCATGATGGGACGACCCTGCATCCTGGCCTCGCGTTCGTGCGGCAGGTAGTCGCGTTCCAACTGCTGTCGGGTTGAGTTGAGTAGGAAAGGTTCCGACCATAAGTCGTATTCAGGCACATCATCCCAAGACACACGAATGTAATCGTAGCCTTCTTCTTTATTCCAAAATTTTGATACCAAGCCATTGAGTCCTTTGAGTGGTGTGAACGAGCACAGGATCATGCCTTGTGTGGTTGCAGTTCTAGTGACTATTTCTGAAAAGAAATCATCTGGTGGCTGCTCGTCAAACACTGCCAGGTCCAATTTGAAACCCTGTAGTTGTCTGACCTCTTGTGTGTAGTTGGCAAACAACAGGTATGATTTGCCACCACTCACATGAGCAATCTCAACGCCTATACAGTTGGCACCATCCGACCGCATGGTGTCACGGTGTATGGCTGATCTGGGAACAGCACCTGTGCCCAGGTTGTCTGACTGTTTGACATCTGGAGCACCCAGGAGTTCATTCTGCAGGACCAGGGCAACCTGACTCCATCCTTCTCCTGCTACCATGCAAGTGATGGGTTTGGTGAAGCGGTGTCCGGTCCACCAAGCAGGATATTGCCCTGTAAGATGCATGGCAGTTTCATAGCAGGTTGATACTGTTTTGCCAATTCGGTTGGCTGCCAGGATGCCTCGGCGTGTGGAAATGGTGTTGAAAAAATTCAACTGATGTTCAAATGGTCTAAAGTATTTGAGCTGGTTGAACTGCATGTCTTCAGCCACAGCAAGACTCAAGTCTCTAAACTGTTCTTGTGTGGCGTGATCCAACAGTGCGAGACTGTCGGGCTTGAGACCATTCTGATCACAGGTCCAACGCACAGCACGCCGCATGAGCACACCTGGGTCAAGCACGAGCCATCCTTTCGTGTATCAATTGACAATAGGTAGGATCTATTTCTGTGCCTACACTGTCCAGGCCCAGTTGTTGTGCTACCAGCATGGTAGTGCCAGCGCCAGCAAAAGGATCATAAACAACATCGCCCTTTCTTGCAAACAGTTTGAGACAGCGACGAGCCAGTTCAGCAGGCATCTGTGCTGGATGATCCTTTTGGCGTGCAGGTGCTATTGACCATATGTGATCTCGAGCCCAGGCAGTCTGTTCCGGCATGGTGATTAGACTGTGTTCACGCTGTGTGGGTCTATAGATATCACCTTTGCTGAACATCTGCACATACTCTGTTGAATACCAAAGATATATCTTTGAGGGTATGCCCATGCTGCCAGCAGCACCACGATAGCCACTGATGGTGTTCTTTTGCCATATACGCTCACCATACCACAACAGGTCTGCAGATTCAGCAGCATGATGAACCCAGTGATGATAGGGTTCTCTTGCACTGAACCTGGGCTGTATGTTGATTATGAATCTGCCAGTGTGTTTGAGTATGCGACCTACTTCACGAATCCAGGCAGCAGTCCAGGATCTGTAGTCTGTAATATCGTCTCGGTATGTGCCATAGGGCATGTCAAAGTTGTAGGGTGGGCTGGTGACCACAATATCTACAGACTCTGCCGGCTGTGATTGCATCCAGGAGATACAGTCTTGCTGGTGTAGCTGATAGGCCATTATGAGGACTCATTGATAGGCCAGTGCTGTCGAACCTGTTCCAGACTGCGTAAGGCATGACAAAGACTCAGAATGTCTTCAGGAGTGCCCAACCATGTGGCAGGATGAGTGAGATCCACGCCCGGCGGCTTGCTGAGAATGTGCATGAGTCTTTCCACAATCAGTCGCTGTGAGTGTTCCAGCTGTCCGGGAAATTTCTGCAGGAATGCTTCACGACTGGCTGCATTGACCTTTTGCATGATCTTGGTGTCATCCGCACGCCGTGCTTCCACAGCAGAATGGATCATGCCATCTCTTAGAGTGTGGTCAGAGGTCATGCTTCAAGATCCCAGGGATTCTGTGCAGCACGCTGGTCCAGGCTGATAAAGTCTCTGTCCACATAAACTACCCACTGATTGGTGTCATTGTACTTCATGGTCTGCATCATGGCTCGCAAGCGGCGACCAATGGGAGTGAGTGTGCCGTCTTCACGCTGCACCAGTTGTTCACCTGTGCGTGGATCCACCCACTTGATGATCTCTGGTCTCATGCGGCCAAACTTGTCAATCTTCTCACCGTGTGGGCGTGGCTCAATTGGACCATGCACTTCATAGGTTATGGTGCCATTGGTGTACTTGCGGAATGTGCAGTGCATCTTGCGACCTTGAGCACGATACTCAGGATCAGAGTGTGGCACAAACGCAGTGTAAAATTGATTCTGCACTTGTTCAATGGGTGGGATTTCAGCTGATCTTGGCGGCAGCGTTTTTAATGGCTCTTCAGGCACTAGGTCAGTCTTGTCCAGGTAAGGATTGTCATGACCAATAAATTTAGGATCAACAGGCTCGCCATTCAGCACATCCATGGCCACTTGATATTTCATCTTGTTGGCACGGCCTTTCAGATTCAGCACTGTGCCTGTTTCATCATACACAAAGCGTTCAAGGTCTCGTGCTGTGGGAAAGTCTGTCATCAAGCCTTCAATGTCAAAGTCTCGATCAGGTGTGGTAGGCTCTACTGGCCGAGCAAGCACAGCCTTTTCGGCTCGGGTTTCTTTGGGAGTAGGTTTGGGAGCGTCGTCCCAGATGTTGCTGTCATCAGCGGAGGCGGGGGTTTTGTTCATATCATATCCTTTCTAAACAAATCAAAAACACTTGCCTGTCCTGAACAGGCAAGTGTGGGGGTTACTTAATAACCAGATGAGGCGCCTAGTGCGCCTTTTCTTGCGGCACCAGACTTTTGTTTGCCTGCATTGCCTTTTGTGGGACCGCGTCCTACATTGGTTGTGGCATGAATGCCTTCCACAGCAGGATCACGAAAGCCTTTCATACCACGGCCTCTAGCTGCAAATGCATCTGTGATCATGTTGGCCAGTTCAGACTTCTCTGATCCTGACCGGGCCTTTTCAGACATGAAGTCTGCTCGCTTGGTGCCTGCTGATTGATTGCCTGTGGTAGGGCCACGCTTTTGATTGATGGCCTTGGCTTGTGGGTTTGCTGTTGATTTCATAATGAGTTCCTTGATTAGCGTACAATTGCACCTGGGGTCACATACACATTGCCTGTGCCTGAATGTCCAGCTGCTGAAATATAAAGATTGCCTGTGCGGTAAGCACTGTCAATGGCCAGTAGCGCATAACCATAAGGCGGAATGATGGCTCCAATGCCATTGGCACCAGAATCAGGAACTGACGCATTGGTGTCCTGTGAGTTGAATGAATAATTCACAGCCACAATGTTGGCTGAGTCTTCATTAACACAGTACAACACATCTGGCATGCCATACGCTGCTGTGTCAAATGTAATTGAAGTGTCGGTTGAGTCATCAGTGTATTCAATGACCATTGATGCGCCTTGAGGGATAAATGGAACCATTTGGGTCTATTCCTTAATATTGTTTCTTGGGGCCGTAGTTGAAGTCGTTCTGACCTGCGGCTGTGGTTGGCTTGGTGCCTTTTGTGACTGTGCCATATCCTGGACCACCTGATTGACCCACACGGATCGAGTCTGGATTTGACGGCCGCTTGGGCATCACTGTGCCGCCTGGGTTACGCACCTGGCTGCCACGGTTGATGTTGTCACGAACGCTGCCTTGAGCTGGCAGTTTAGGAGTGGCTGCGGTCATGGGCTTGCGACCACGGTCCTGTGTGACAGAACTAGCCAAGTTGCGTGGCACATCACAAGAGCCATCATTGCCAGTACGGTTTGGTGCCTGTGCTTTTTGTACCAGGCGACCATCATTCATATGGCCTGACCATTGGTTGGTCATGTATTTGGAACTGCGGCTGGGAGCCATTGACTCCATGCCATCAAAGTTCATGTTGCGGTCTGATTGTGTTCCTGCTGCTTTCATTTTGACTTTCCTTTTGATTTCATGGCCGCCTTCATGCTTTCTTTGCGGTTGCCATTTTTATTCACATCCATGAAGTCTGGCTTCATGCCTGCCGCGGCTTTTGTTTTTTTGGTCTTGGCGTTGGTTGCAGTTCTTGCACCACGCTGGGGTAGGCTCATCTTCATTTGACTTTTCCTTTTGGTTTCTTTGCTGTCTTTGCTGAGGCACGAAATGCCTCAGCGGTGGGTGCGCCTCGAGAGCCTGGCTTTCTCATGCGTTCACCAGAACCCGCCTCAATGCGTTCACGCTTGGCTCTGATATTGGCATACAATCCTGGTTTCTCTTTCATATCAACACTTCCATCTTGCTCTAGCGGCCCGACCGCGTTCTCCAGTCCAACTCTCACTTCTAGCACAAAAACTTTTATGTCTTGGTCCTGTGGCAGTGGGAGCCTTTAGATTTGAGCCAGTGGCTGCATTGTATTTCTTACGACCTTTTGCAGTCAAACCAGCACCACGGCTTACAGGCAATTTCTCGCCACGCTTGACAGATAGTTTAACAGCCTTCTTCATAGTGTTATTTAGTTGGCGGCTTTTAATCCAGCGATTTGAGCTATGGCTTCTGCAAAAGCACGCTGCTTGGCCTGAATGGTATCCTCTGAATCAGTTACTTCAACATCAAACAGGTTTGAAGCCACTTTGTCTACCAAGAGTCGTTCATACACCACACGGTGTTTTCTATCACCTTCCACAATGGTGTCACGGTAGCCTTCCATGAGACTGGTGATGAATGGTTTGCCTATCACACGCTCAGCTTCTTCCAACAACTGCTTGCCAGAGATCTTGTTGGTTGAACCTTTGGGA